GAAGTGCAGAAGCAACATCAGAAGAACAGATAATCATGTTACCTTTTCCTCTACGTGTTTCTTGTGCAATTGCATTAGCTTCTCTTTCAAGTTGGAACATAAGTCCTTTGAACTTCTCAACTGACCAACGACCATTTGAGTCTACGTCCATATCAAAAGTACCAGCAGTTGCAACATCACCTTGAACAGCACCTTCTTTAGCATTTATGTATATTGTTCTTACAACTTCTCTGTTAATTTCTGCAAGAATTTCAGCAGAAAGAATGTTTGACAATTCTGTTTCTGCGTCAAGACCATGAATTGCTTTTAAGTCTTGTGCAAGTTCCATTGTGTATTCTGCTCTTAGTGCTCTTGATTTTGCAGTAACAGTTTGTTTGTCTATTGAGAATGACATTTCAGCAATTCTGTTATTAGCTGCATCACCTAAAGCTTCAGCATCTCCAGTTGACATCCCACCATTAGCTGTATATGTTCCTGCTGGATCATCATTAAGTATAGCTGGGTTTGAACCAGCATTACCACCTGAGCCTGGAATATTATCAGCACTTGCACTTCCAGAAAATTTTGAGTCTACTTCGTTATAGAAAGTTTCAGCAGTAGCTCTTGTACCAGAACCAGTATCGTTGTCTACTGTGTTTGCTCTCATTGCAAAGATAAGACCAGTTGGGCCTGTCATTGGTTGAACACCACAAACATCATAAGCGATAAGGTTTGGCATAGCTCTTCGTACTAATGAAATTAGTATTGGATCATATGTGCCAGCCATAGAGGCGCCTACATTACTTGTTGGTGCGGCTTCTGATAAAAAGTTATTATCTTCTTTCATAGCCTTTTCTTGGTTTTCTAGGATAATTGTGGTAACAGCCCTACGATAAGCATCATCAATCTTTGGAAGATTTTTATGCTCAAGAACTGGTTGCCACTTTTCCTGTAAATGTTCTGCATTGAACATGGTTACTTTCTCCTTATTTTAAGTATTCTAAACATTATTTATTATTTTACTACTTTTAATGGTGTACGCTGTACATTTCTACTGATTGCATCCATGTAAGCGGCCATTGCACCAGTTTCGTATGACTCAGAACCAGAATTAGATTCGGAATCTACAGATTCAGCGACAGTTTTTGCCTTTGGAAAATAACTTTCCTTAAGCGTATCGAGTTTTTCTTTGAAGGAATCTTCATCAGTAAACTCAACATCTTCTACAAGACCTTTAAACTTCTCTGCCTCTGTATCTGTCAGATCAGAACAGGCTTGTGAAAATACTGATTCACGAACTAATTTTGAATTGTCTGACTTCATAGAAGCATTCTTTTCAATTTGTTCGTTGAGTTTCTTTTCTAGTTCATCAATCTTTTCAGCTTGTTGACCTAGTATATCATACTTCTCATCTGGAACATCAATGTAATGCTCTTCAAACAATGTTTTAAGACCAGAAATAAAGTCCTCTGAAATTTCACCTTTAAGTCCTCTTTCAAGTGCAATTTCATTTTCTTTCATCCACTCTTCTACAACATAGTTCATGTATGCGTCAACTTTTTCAGTTAACTCTACTTTGATGTTTTCGACTTCTTCAGTGATTGACTTGGACTTTTCTTCTTCCATTCTTACAATCTCTGAACGTAGTTTTGATTTGATTGCAGCTTCAAAAACAGTTTTTGCTTTGTTTTTGAACTCTTCTGATAAATCTTCATTTGAAGTTAAAGCATTAACATCATCAGAAACATCTACAGATGCAAGACGATCTTCGATAGTTGATTGATCAACTTCTTCTTTTTTCATATCATCTTCATCATCTTTTTTCATGTCCATTTCAGAAGTGCCCATCATTTTATAAGCGGCGTTTAATTTTTCGGCGCTCATATTTTTCATCTTATCTTTGATTTTTTTCATCGCCTCTTCTTTGGACATATGATGTTCTTCTTCTTGATCTTCATCATCATCTTCATGCTTTTCTTCTTCGATCTTATCTTGATCTTCTTGAGCTTCAGTATCTTCCATCTTGGTGGCTTTTGCTTTAGGTTCAGCTGCTTTTTTCACTTTGTCATCTGCTTTAGATGGCCCAGAGTCTTTTTCATCAGGCTTTACCACGGCAGGCCCCAAGTCTTGAACTTCACCCTTTGGTTTTTCCATTGCGTCACCCTTAGCGGCACCTTTTTTCGGATCTTTCATTTCTTCCAGTTCCGATTTTACTTCCGCTTCAAGTTCTTCAATTGTCTTGTCTAAATCTGACATTGGACAGTTCTCCTTGACTTTGATTTCTACACATATTTATAATATTACAAACTTTTAAGAAATTTCGCTAACGCAAGTGCTTCTACATTTGCCTTTCGTGAACGAGTATCTCTTTCGATTCCTTCTTTTATTTCCGCTATCTCAACTTCTTTGAGTATGCCATTTGACCATATCCATTCTTTACCTTCCATAATACCTTCAACAAAGGCTTGAGGTGCAGATGGGTCTGCAACTATATCGGCTGCAGTAGCCAAGTAGAAGTCATCTTTCACATAATTCGCACCACCCTTAGACTCTAGAGAACCCATGCCTCTTGACGAAACACCAAGTTTTCCACCATCTTTAATAAGTGCTTTCGCAATTTCCCCCATTGGTGTTCCAAGCAATTTTGCTTCACCAACAAAGTTCTTTCCATCAGCTTCAAGTTTAGTTATCATGTGCGAAACTCTGTCCAAGTTGACAGTTGGGCCCTCTGGATGTCCGAGCTCACCAAACGCACGACCTTCAGCAACAAATTCTTTGTTATAGCGTTTTACTTCTTTTTGTAAAACAGGTAGAGGATATACTCTACCATTTCTATTCTTCATATCTGCTTGCATGAAAATTCCACGAATCTTCATGTCTTTTTTGCCGTCCTCTTTCTCTTCTACGATATATTCTACTTCTTGAATTTCTTCTGCAATAAGTTTCATATTTTTCTCCTAAAATCCAGAAGCAACAATTTGAGTGCCTTTCATAGTAGATGCACCACGCAATCCTTCACCAGTTCCTAAAGAAATTACTATTGCAGAGTTTCCTTGAACACGAATTGTTCCAATATCTGCATCATCAGCTGCATTTCTAACTGTAACTAGTCCAGCAGTTCCACTTGTATTTGATACTCTTACTGCACCTGCTGTAGTAAATTTTGTAGTTCCAGTTGCTAAGTCTGTTTCTGCTCCCATTACTCTCATTGTTCTATATCCCTATATTGTCAAAACTTCTGATTCAAAATAATCCATTAGTTTCTTCTCTGGTACTTTGAATTTTTTTGCGACATTTGTTATTGTTTTCTCAAAAGTATTTAGGAAATTTGAAGGTTTTACTTCCATTTCCTTAAAGATTGCGTCAACAGCCTCTTTAACTTTCGGAGAAAGTTTCTTATACTGTTTTGACGTTTTATATTCGTCTTTTTCAGGCAAATTTACTCTAAACTTTTCAAAAGATTTAGTCACTATTTTCCTCTGTATCTGATACATGATGCGTTACAAATGTTCTTGCAACATCTTTTCTTTTAGTTTCTAGTGCAGAACCTACTTTTGCAGACAAAGCATCTGTAAAATGTGTTTCTGCTGACAAGTTATCACCACTTGCAATTGAATCTACGAAATCTCTTACACTCATTATTTTTCTCCTTCTGAAGGCTCATTGGTTGCAAACATACCATCTGTTTCTGGATCACCATTTTCTCCACCTTCTTCATCTTTAATTTGATCTTCTATTTCTTGTATTTCATCATCACTCATTCTAAGTATGTGTTTTCTTACATATTCTTTAGAAAAATATGTACCCACATATGATTCTATTGTACCTAACATATCTAAACGATTTTGCATAAGTTCTGCATTTTTAAGTTCTGTAAAATGACCATCTTGTAAATAATCAAATTGTAATAACTCTTTTATTGCAGGCCATTCTTCAACTGCGATTACACCTTTAAGTACAAGTTGTGTTTTCAACATATCACTGAATAAATTAGAAAACTTTTTACGCAATCTTTGTACAAACTTTGTAAATTTAAGTTCATCTCTTGTTATATTATCAGAACGTCCTATCTGAAATCCTGTTTCTTCTGCAAGTCTTGATACAGGTACATTTAATGAACGATATAGTTTTTTCTGAAAATATTGTATATCATCTATTTCACCAAGATTAGATCCGCCTGGAAGTGTGGTAATCTCTGTACCTCTTCCACCCTCTCTTCTTGGTAACCAGAAATCTTCTAACATTGACATATGATTTCTATCGTCACGAATTTCACCTGTTTTTGCGTCATATACAAGTTTGTTTCTGTAACGATTCATTACATCTTTTAGATAAGCTTCTGCCTTTATCTTTGGTAAATTACCCACATCAATATAGAATATTCTTCTTTCTGGTGCTCTTGATATACGATAAATTACCAATGCGTCCTCTATCATACGCAATTGATTTACAGGTTTGATTGCTTTATTTAAATGTGATAACACATTTCCTCTTGTCATATCAATAAGTCCAGATGGACAATATGATATAGAGTCTGCTGTAAGTTTTACACCAGTAGAAGTACCAGTTGCTTGATCCAATCCCTTATCATTATACAAATAAAAATCTTCTATTTGTCTAACAACATCTAATCCAGTTCTTTGATCTTTTTCTACTTTTTTATTACGAACCTTTTTAATTTTTCTTGGATCAATGTAACGTACTTCTTGAATACCTTTTTTCGTATTTTTAGAGTCAATAATTTTATGATAGTATATTCTACCATCAATATACCATCTTCTGAAAATATCATGTCCTTTTTCATTAAAATCTAAAAGACGTAATATCTCATCAAACTCTTCACGAATTTTATTTTTGATTGTTTGAGAAAGATTAAGTCTATCTAATGAAAGAGAAACAGATTGTCCTTTTTCATCTGATACAATAGACTCATTCACTATATCCTCAATCGCACTATCACATTCTGGTTGTTGTGCAATTGAACGATATCTATTGATTAAATCAAGATCACTACGATCTCTCCCAGCTATATCTAAAATAGAAGAATAAAATCCACCACCAGATATATCATAGGAGCCATCATCTGGAGAAGGAGTCGTTATTGAATCCTTCCCCAAATCTTGTTTCGCTCTTGTTATTCTGAAACCGAAAAGTTCAGCCATACTATAATTCTCCTAGTTAATACCCAACTATTTAGTCGGATAAATTAACTAGATATCACTTGCAGTAAATGAAGTATATCTCCATGTTACATCAAAAGTTTCAATATCACTTACTGTGTCGTATGATAATTCTACTGGTGCAAGAATTGTTGGCCAACAGTTTCTGATAATATATCTTTTCAGAATATTATCTGCTCTGTCTAACTGTTCAACTCTTAGATCAGCAGTATAATCAGAAACATTTACCAATCCAGTATTTGTTTCAAGATCATTTATACCATTCATCCATCTTTCGATTGCATTTCTTACCATAAAATCAGTATCATTAATGATTGTGGTAGTCCATGTTTCAAAAGTTCTGTCACCAGCAAGAAATAACTGTCTACCTCTAAAGTTTACTGCTACTTCTGGTATTGTTTGGCCAGGCAAAGATGTTGCCTTGACTAAAAATTGTGTTCTAACTGCATCCAATCCAGTTGTGATAGTTGTTGGTGTTGTCATTACAACTCTATATTGATTTGCTCTTGCACCACCACCGATAAGGTTGGATTTAAAATCGTCTATACTAGCCATCTTTTATCTCCCTTATCCGCCTATCTCACTGAAAGCGACACCAGTTCGCACAGCGATGAAGTTAAGTTGAACAAAGTTAATTGACCTTGCTGGTTTGACAAAGATATCTCCGACAAACTCATTTCTGTCAATCACTTCTCCAGTATTATTTGTTTCGTCTGCGATTACAGAGAAATCACTAATACCTCTTCTTCCTTGTACATCTCTCAAGAAAGGTTCTACTAGGTTAACAAACTGAGCTCTTGTGAACGCATCATTGAACTCAAACATTTGAAACTTAGCGGCATTTGAAATTGCTTTTTCAAGTACAAGAAATAATCTTCGTACATTAATTCTGTCAAATGCACTAGGTCTTGTTAGAGCAGTTTTATCTCCAAAAAGAACTGTACCTTGGCCTGGGAATGTACATACAGGATTTACTCTGTTTTGATAAAGTAAATCTCTTTCTGCCTTTGATGGGTTAAACGCAAGTTTGGTTACACCACGAACTCCACCTCTGTTATAACCAGCAGGAGAGAACCATGCGTCAGCAACAAGATCAGTATTTGCAGTAATTCCAGCAATGTCACCATTGAGTGGAACATATCTGTAAACATCATTATACTTATCAAACATATACTTATAACCACTATCAAATACACAGTAAGATGAACTGTTTATATTACCAAAAAATGTAGTTACTTTTGTTGTTTTTGCAGAGTTACTATCACCACCAACAACATCACTAGCTCTTGGTGAAATAAATGCAACTGCATCTTTTCTTGATTCTGCAAGTGCAACCACATTTTGTGCGTGTGTAATACCATCTGCACCATTACCACAAGCACCAGACATAATTAAATCTACTTCAGTTGTATCGTTATCAAGTAAATCTAAACTGGTTTTCTTTTCACCTACTGATGGAGTTCCATCTATACCACCAGTTAAAGCAGTGTCAATTATCTGTGAGTTATCAGATGATTGTACATAAGCATTATCAGTGCCTGGTGTATTATCACCAGCTTCAGTTAATGAACTGTCGTGACTACCCCAATATACATATTTGGAAGTATCATTTAATACGTTTGCATAAAAGTTAGAACCACCTTGTGGTGTTTTTGCAATTCCACCTTGTGATAAAAATCCAAATGTTTCTAGTACAGCGGCAGTTCTTTGGCCAGGTGCATCAGCATCAAAACCAGTAATTGCTCCAGTATTATCATACACAACAATATGCATTTCATCATTGGTATAACCTTTATCTGCAGCCCATGTAGATGTGCCTGGTGCAGAATCAAATAAATCATGAAATTTCCAACGTCTTGTTATTTTTTCATTATCAGCAACAGCTGCTGTTAATCCACCACCATTTACTTGATCTGATTGTCTAATAGTAAGAACATGATTAGTAATACCTGTTATTTCATATTTTGTAGAGTGACCAGATATACCATCAGTTCCATCAAAAGTAATAATATCACCTACATTAAACTTAGCACCATTATCTACTGTAATTTGACTATTAGTAGCTACATAACCAGCTGCATCATTGACACCACCTGTTCCAGCGTCATATTGTTGTGAAAAACCATTAGCGCCTGCACATACTGATACTTTTAATGCATTACCATGAGCACCCATTGTTTTTGCAATCCATAAACTACTACCTAATGTACCATTATCAGTAGCAGAATCATAGTCTGCTCTATTTTTTATATCTAATGCAGATCCAGCACCTACTGCATTTCTACCAGCAGCTGCGTCTGCACGAATTACTCTAAGATTACTAGAGTATTGTAAAAAGTTTGCGGCTGTAAACCAATCTTCATAATTATTAGCATTTGGTTTACCAAAAGTGTTAACCAGTTCTTCCTCTGTGTTTATTATAGTAATTTCTTCTACAGGGCCTTTGGAAAAATGTCCAACCACGACACCTATACCAGAACTTACTGGAGGAACAACATTAGTTTTGTCAACTTCTTTTGTGACCACGCCAGGGGAAACTTGAAAAGCCATATTTTTTTCTCCTTATGGATCATATTTAAAGTTTTAAACTTACGATTATATTTATAAAATAACCCTTTTTCACATTAAAATTTATAGGTTGAACTGCACATAAATAATTATATGACCACATTCTATGAGAAATATAGAAAGACAATCAGACAAGTTTCTCAAAGAAACTATAGAGCAAGAATAATATGGGTGCATGAATATCTTGCAGATAAGTCCTGTAAGTATTGTGGTGAGCCTGAAACTGCGTGTTTAAAGTTTTATCCTTATGATATGCATATTAGACGATTAACTAAAAGAAAAGGATTAAATCCACACTCTAGAAGTGAAGTTATGGATCTTATCAAAGAAAGTGAGATTGTTTGTGCAAATTGTTATTTAAAACTAGAAAATGATATAATAGAGATTATGTGATTACCAATCTGTTTCATATGTTCTGACTACAGGTGTCCATCTTGTTCCATACTCATCAATTTCAACATTATCATTTACACCATCTAATATAAATCCAAATGGAGCCATATCTTGTTCTAATTGGTTTTGTTGTTCTTTGTACATTCTTTCACGAATATCATCATCTGTTAGTTCCTTGAAGTAAGTTTGTTGTACTAACCAACCAAATAAAACACAACACATAACTAAATCGTCTGTGTGTCCTTCTTCTGCTTCATATGATTGTCCTTTAAGTATAAAGGTAGAAAACTCTTTTATTAAA